GCGGTCGAACGCGAGAAGGGGGACCTGGAAGACGCGCTGCCGGACGCTGCCCGGCAGGGCCTTGATCTGCCAGCCGGTCACGGTGGGACCGGCTGTGCTGTCGCTCGCCGAGCGCTCCAGGTCCAGGCGCAACTGCGCCCACTCCACGGCGCTGGCAGGCGCCGGGAGGATGATGTCCTTGATCTGCGCACCGCCGGAGGCGGTGAACACCGACGTGACGGCACCCGACGGGTCGCCGATCGAGGCTGTAACGGACCCGGCCAGCGGGGCCGGAGTGAAGACGCTCAGGAACTTGAAGATCTTCGGTTCCAGGGTGTTGAACCGGACTCGTCCGGTCTGGAAGTACCCGGTCGACTCCAGTACGTCAGCCGACTCCAGGTAAGAGCCGGAGCCGACCGCGGCAAGGACCATGCGGTCCGAAGTCCCGAAGTTCGTCACCGCGGACACCGTCCCGGTGACGTGTGCCTGGAGGTCGGTCGCATAGGCGAACCGTGTGCCCGGGTCGGAGCCATTGGCCTGGATGGGCTGGCCCAGGTCCACGCGCCATAGCCCCGACTGACCGTCGATCGAGTCGGTTCCACCGACGAAGAAGAAGCGGTCATACGCAGCGACCGACTTGACGCCTCCGGCGATCTCGATCAGGAGCGGACCATAGTTCAGATCGCCATTGCCGTCGATCTGCCCGAGGCGGAAGCCTCTTGAAGTTCCGAGCCCAACATATGTACCCAAGTAGGACTGCATGCAGAACACAAGCTCCCCGAGGGGGAGCGTGGCCGTCAGCACGCCGCCGGAGGCGAGCGTTGGCACGCCTCCGGTGGAGTCCAGGACGAAGCGGTAGATGCTGCCCTGTGCGCCGGCGTAGCCGGACGCGTAGATACTGTCCGTGCCTTCGGCGAAGTCCGTCCAGACGAAGCTGGAGTTGAGGTGCGTCATCTTCGCCGTGGGCAGCGTGGGCGCACCAGCGCCCACCAGCTCATACACCTTGTTGCCGATGCCGCCCATCAGGCGGCCCTTGACCCAGCGGACCACCGTGTCCGCAGAGCCGGTGTTCCAGGCCAGCGTTCCGGCACCGCTTCCGGTGCCGCTGTAGACGCCCGTGGCGTCCGCGGCGAAGTAGTTCGTCCCGTCGGACGTGAGACTGACGATCGTTCCCGTACCGCCCCAGCTCACGCTGGTGGCGGTCGTGCCGTCATCGCTCTTCAGCACGGAGCCGACGGCGGACCAGTAACGGTCCGCCGTGTCGTGATAGCCCAGCACCAAGTGCTGGTTCGAAGACGAGTCCGCGATGCGCTGCGCAGTCGAGCGCAGCAGCGTCATCTGCCCATTGGTCCAGGGGTTGATGCCCACGGAGTGACCGAACTGGATCGCGTGGCGGTTCTGGAGGTTCGCCACGTTGACCTGGTCGGGGTCCTGGTAGAGCATGCCTTCGCCACCGATGAAGGTGGACTGGCTGCGGAGCCACCAGTTGGCAAGGCTCTGTTCGCCGGGCTCGCGCTGGTTGTCGAACTGCTGCTTGTTGACCTGCGCCAGACCCCGGCGCATCGGGCGGTCATCGCTTGCGCCGGACAGGAACGGCATGCCGCCCACAACGAAGTCGAACTGGATGCCCGAGTTCTTGTACACCGCAGCTCCAGGGCTTGCCGCCCTGGCTGAGATGGCTGCCGGTATCCGGCTGACGATGTCCATCAGGCCAGCCTGCGGGCCCGGATGAAGGACTTGGCGTACACGGTCGTGCCAGCGGCGTTACTGGTCGCCTGCGCCCACAGGAATCGGTACGCGATGGCCGAGGACGTGGTGATGATGGCGCTGATGTGCGCTCCGAAGGGCGTGCCCGAGCCGTCATCCACCCATCCGTAGGTACGGCTCTCCTCCGCGTGAGCTGCGGCCACGCGGACGGGCCCCGTCGGCGTGGAGGCCGATGTGGACGGCAGCACGGCCAGCCACCAGCCGTCCGTGCTGGCCGGGCCGTCCCAGTCCATCTGGATTCCGCCCGCGGCGGAACCTCCATACACGATCAGGCCACTGATCTCGTACGTCGCGTTCGCCGACAGCGACAACTGGAGATGCGGATCGGGAGCGGAGGCCGACGTGTTCGCCCTGGTGGTGTCGGAGGTCTTGATGGCGAAGAGGACTTGACCCACTCCGCCGGCGACGAGGTCGCCGCCAGTCGTCAGGGAACCATCCGTCTTGAGGACGCCGGAGGCGCTGCGGTACAGCGTGGTGTCCGTGGACGTATTGCCCGGACCCCAGGACAGTTTTCCGTCGCCTCCCACGGTCCAGCGCTGGGCGCTGTCGCCGGACAACTGCTCCTGGAACGCCACGTCCGTGGTGTTGGTGCGCACGGTGCCGACCGTGCTGGCGCCGGTCACGGCGCCGGAGACGGCCAGTGAGGCCGTCAGGGAGGCCGCTCCGGCCCCGGAGCGGGCCAGGGTCACGTCAGCGGCGCTTGCGCCGTCGCCCCACAGGAGCGCGCCATCGGCGCGCAGAGCCAGCCGGGAGGCTGCATCCGCGGCCACGCGGACGGAGGCGGCCATGTCGGCCGTCGCCGCGCCCTGGAAGACCGGGTTGCCGGTGAACTCCGTCGCCCCGGAGAACTGGGGCGAGCCCGTGAAGGTGCCCGACAGGGCGCCGCTGGCGATCGTCGGAGACGACAGGGTCTTGTTGCTCAGCGTCTGCGTGTTCGTGGTACCCACCAGGGCACCCGTCACTCCGTGCACGCCTGTCGTGGCGGTGATGTGGCTCTGCATGTCCGCGAAGTCGCGGCCAGAGCTGGTGTGCCGGACGACGGCTCCGCCGCTGTGCGACTGGGCGGACGTGCCGTCCACGCCTCGCGTGACGGTCCAGACGTTGCCCGCTACGGCGGTCACGTCCACCAGCTCTTCCGTGGCGCCGCCGTAGTCGAGCGCCACCGTGAACGTGTTCCCCGGCGAGATCGCCGGGTAGCCGACAGTGGCCATGACGCTGATGGTCGTGTCGCTGTTGCTGATACCGGTGGCCAGCGTCGTGGGCTGGGCGATGGACGAATACAGCCTCATGGTCAGCTCGCGTAGTAGGTCGGCTGGGGGTTCTCCAAGAAGAGCCTGTTGCGCTCTTCCTGGAGCCGCTGCTGATACATCTGGTAGTAGTACGCCGCCACCTGGGCGGCGCTCTTCGGCGGCACCAGCGGTGCCCGCTCGGTCGCCTCGATCGCCTGCTGCTGGAGGCGAGCGGACTCGTACGCTGGCAGGAGCCGGGAACAGGCGCTCCACACGATCAGGTCCGAACAGCGGTCCGGGAGACCGCTGACGGCCTCGAAGTCATCGCTGGCATTGACCAGCACCGAAGGTGCTTTCGTGTACTTGACCCGCATGGTGCGGCCTGGAGTGACGGCGTCGAAGAGCTGGATGCTCTTGCCCGTCGGGAACGCCGACGGCGAGGCCGACGGGTTGAAGCGGAACTTCGTTCCCTGGGTCCAGACCTGCGTGGGGCCGATCGTCTGATCCGAGACGGCCCACACGTCCAGCGCATCCGCTGGCATGCCGTACTCGTAGACCACGCTGACGTTCGTGATCTCGGTGTACCCGAACGTCACCAGGTCCGGGTATACGCCCGTGATGGCCTGGTTGATGGCCTCCTTGACCCGCTGGCGCGGGAAGCGCGGATCGCTCGTGACGAGTGCGGAGGCGTCATGCGTCGCCGCGATGGTGCCTTCGGCACCGCGGCCGTTCAGGCCGCCCATCACCTGGACGGTGCCAGAGTTGGAGTCGTAGGACTTGACCAGGATCAGCTCGTCATCGATCTCCACCAGGCCCCTGGACAGGTTCTCGATGGTGTCCGTGTCCACCGTGAAAGACGTGTCCGCAGCCCCCATGGGCTGCGTCATCTCGGTGACAGCCAACTGGTCCTTGGCGTAGCCCAGGATCTGCTGGCGCACTTGGTTGATGAGATCGGCGTACGTGGTCATGGCAGCGGGTTCGCCTGACTGAAGTCGCGGCCGTAGGCCGCACCGGCCTGATCGCTCAGGCGCACGGCCTCTTCGACCTTGGCCTTGGTCGTGCCGTCGGGCTGGATGCCCTGACGGCGGGCCGACCGGTAGTCGGCCAGCTCCTTGTCCCAGCGCTTCTGCGCGGTCCCGTCCAGCCCCTTGGAGGGGCTGGCCAGGTAGGTGGTGGTGTTGGCCGCACGCAGGCACTCGTGGTAGCTGAC